CCAAAAGATTCTAGAGCTAGATTTGAAAGAATAGCAACAAACGTCGAGGTATTATACGAGGGCGTATATGTGCCTGGCGCTAATATGTTATTAAAATGGGAGCTATGTAAGAATATGATGCGCCCAAAAAGCGATGCTAACAAAGTAAAGATGAATTACTCTGTTGTAGCGCCACGTATGTACCAAGGGCGTATCGAGTCTTTAGTGAGTAGAATTACTGGTTTTGCTGATATGATTCAGCTAACACATTTAAAGCTTCAACAAGTATTATCTAAAATTGTACCTGACGGTGTTTATTTAGATGCGGATGGCTTAGCTGAAATTGATTTAGGTAATGGTACAAATTATAGCCCGCAAGAAGCACTTAACATGTTCTTTCAAACAGGGTCTGTAATTGGTAGATCATTTACGTCTGATGGCGATATGAACCCTGGCAAAGTCCCGATTCAGCAAATATCCGCAAGCTCTGGAGGTAATAAAATTTCATCATTAATAAGTACATACAACTATTACTTACAAATGATGCGCGACGCTACTGGGCTAAATGAAGCCAGAGATGGTAGTATGCCAGATAGTAGAGCACTTGTTGGTATTCAAAAAATTGCAGCGGCAAATTCAAACACTGCTACAAGACATATATTAAACGCAGGATTATTCTTAGCAGCTGAAACTGCAGAAAAAATATCACTACGCATTTCTGACGTTATTGAATATTCACCTGCTCGTGACGCGTTCATTCAATCTATAGGTGTACACAACGTAGCAACGCTAGAGGAATTAAAAGAATTGCACATTCATGATTTTGGTATATTTATTGATTTAATGCCAGATGAAGAAGAAAAGCAAATGCTTGAAAACAATATTCAAACAGCATTGTCAGCTGGACTTATTGATTTAGAAGATGCTATTGATCTTCGTGAAATTAAAAATATTCAGTTAGCAAATCAAATGCTTAAAATACGCAGACGTAAAAAGCAAGAGCGTGACCAAGCAGTACAGCAACAAAATATTCAAATGCAAGCACAAGCAAATGCGCAATCACAGCAGGTTGCTGCGCAAGCAGAAGTACAAAAACAACAAGCATTAACAGCACAAAAAGCAGAGCTTAAACAAGTCGAGTCTCAGCTTGATATGCAACGATTAATGCAAGAAGCACAACTTAAGAAAGACCTGATGCAGTTGGAGTTCCAAATGAACATGCAACTAAAGGGTATTGAAGTTGATGCGCAAAAACAAACAATTAAAGAAAAAGAAGATCGCAAAGATGAGCGTACTAAATTACAAGCATCTCAGCAAAGCGAACTAATTGATCAAAGAAAAAATAATCTACCACCCAAATCATTCGAATCAGCAGGTAATGATATACTTAGTGGTGATTTTGACTTAGGTTCTTTCGAACCTAGGTAATGTATAGTGTATAATCTTATAATATTTTATTATGGCTGAAAATGTAGAAGTCAAATCGGTAGAAACCGAAGAAGCTTCAATTCAAGAAAAAGAACAAGCGGTGCAAGAAAAAGCAGGTGCCGTATTTGAAGACGGTGTTTATAAAGTTGATTTACGTCAACCACCGCAAGAACAACAACAAACAGAAGAAAATGCCGTTCAAGAGCAAAGCACAGATGAGGTTCCTGTTCGCGACGAACCCGAAGCTAGCCAAGAAGTGGCAGAAGAAGTACGGGATTCCGAAGAATCTACCGAAGAAAAAGAAGAAGTAGTTTTAGAAGAAATTACTGAAGAACAAACTACGGAAGAAAACATACAAGAAGAAGCGCAAGAATTAGCCAGTGAAGTTGAAGAAGCTATTCAAGAGCAACAAGATTCTGGTATTGAGCTTCCTGAAAATATACAAAAAGTTGTAGACTTCATAAATGAAACTGGAGGTACACTTGAAGATTACGTAGCATTGAATAAAGACTACTCAAATGTAGACGATATGGCATTGCTTCGTGATTATTATAAACAAAACAAACCGCATTTATCTGCGGATGAAATTGATTTTTTAATTGAAGATAGCTTTTCATTTGACGAGGACGTTGATGATGAGCGTGATATTAAGCGTAAGAAATTACGTTTTAAAGAAGAGGCAGCAAAAGCACGCCAATCTTTAGAAGGATTAAAAGATCAATATTATAAAGAAATTAAAGCGGGTTCAAAATTAACAGCTGACCAACAGAAGGCTGTTGACTTTTTTAACCGCTATAATAAAGAGACTGAAGAGTCAACAAAAGTAGCAGAACAACAGAAAAATATATTTTTAGAAAAAACCACAAAGGTTTTTAACGATCAATTCAAAGGTTTTGAATACAATGTCGGTGATAAAAAATATCGTTTTAATGTTAAAAATGTAGATGAAGTTAAAACAACTCAAAGTGACATAAATAATTTTATTAAGAAGTTTCTTAATGAAGATAATGTTATGAGTGACGCTAAAGGTTATCATAAATCTTTATTTACAGCTATGAACCCTGATGCAATTGCAAACCACTTTTATGAGCAAGGGCGTGCAGACGCACTTAAACAAAGTGTTAAATCTTCTAAAAATATTAGTATGGACCCGAGAGGGGTTCATAATAAAGCTAATAATGATGGTAGCTTTAAGGCAAGAGTAGTAGGGCAAGACACTTCTAAATTAAAAATGAAACTAAAAAACTATTAAAAATTAAAAAATGGCAGTAAATACTCCAAGCGCTGGTGCTAATTTAAATGCAGTACCTGCGCCAACTAAACAAACAATCCCTACAGCTTATGTAGATTTTACATCTACAGCGACTGCAGGTTGGGCACAACAATATTTGCCTGAATTATATGAGCAAGAAGTAGAGCGTTACGGAAATCGTTCTGTTTCTGGATTCCTACGTATGGTAGGTGCTGAAATGCCAATGTCTTCTGACCAAGTTGTATGGTCTGAGCAAGGTCGTTTGCACTTAGCATATGATACATTAACTGTAGGAGCTGACGCTTCGGGTGTTAACACTATTACAGGTCTTCCATCTGGGCACGCTATCAGAACTGGTAACATGATTGTTATCACTGACGGTACTGACGAAGCTCGTGCTTATGTAACAGAAGATGATACTACAGCTACATCTATTAAAGTAAAATGTTATACTAACTCAACTGGTCTTGTATCTGCTGGTCTTGTGACTACTGCTGATGCTGCATCGCTTTTTGTGTTTGGTTCAGAATTTGCTAAAGGTGGCAACGACAGCACTTTTGGTGTTCTTCAACCAGAATTCAAAAGCTTTACTAACAAGCCAATGATTCTTCGTGATAAGTATGAAGTTTCTGGTTCTGATGCTGCTCAAATCGGGTGGGTAGAAGTAACAGGTGAAGCCGGTCAATCAGGATACTTATGGTATTTAAAAGCTGAAGGCGATACAAGAACTCGTTTCGAAGATTATTCTGAGATTGCTCTTGTAGAAGCTGAAAAAGCATCAAGTACTGTTCTTACTGAAGTAACAGGTTCTGAAGGTCTTTTCGCAGCTATCAAAGATCGTGGACACACTACACAAGGTGTTGACGGTACTGGTGCAGCTACTGAAGATCTTTCTGATTTTGATGAAATCCTTAAAAAGCTTGACAGCCAAGGAGCTATTGAAGAAAACGTTTTATTCTTAAACCGTAAAACTTCATTAGTAATTGACGACATGCTTGCAGGAATTGGAAATGCAGGATACTCAAACGGTACATCTTTCGGTATTTTTGAAAATAGCGAAGATATGGCGTTGAATCTTGGATTCTCTGGTTTCCGTAGAGGTTCTTACGATTTCTATAAGTCTGACTGGAAATACTTAAACGATGCTAAGCTTCGTGGTGGTATTACAGCTGATGCTTCTGAGTCTACTAACGTTACTCGTGGAGTATTGATTCCAGCTGGAACTTCTTCTGTATATGATCAAATCTTAGGTAAAAATATTCGCCGACCATTCCTTCACGTACGTTACCGTGCTTCTGAAGCTGATGATCGTAGAATGAAGTCTTGGGTTACAGGATCTGTAGGCGGAAACTTTACTTCAGGTGAAGACAAAATGGAAGTACACTACCTAACTGAAAGATGTTTGGTTGTACAAGCGGCTAACAACTTTATGTTGCTTAACTAGTATTTATTAAAGCAAGAGGGTGTCTTCGGGCACCTTCTGCTTTATTTTTTTTAAACTTTTTTATTTTATTATATCATGGCAAAAACTGCAACGGCGGCAAAAGCGAAAGCTACCGCAAAACCACAATGGGAAATAAAAGATCGTGTTTACGTTCTTAAAAATGATTTCAGCCCAATTACATTTTCTTTAAAGTCAAGAGGTATTTATTACTTTGACGAAGAGCAAGGATACGAAAGAGAAATCAAATATACAACAAATCAAAAAACACCATTTGTTGACGAATTTAAAGGAAACGCTAGGCTTTCCCATATTGTTTTTAAAGATGGCATGCTGGCCGTTCCTAAAAACAAACAAGTATTACAAAAAATACTATCGCTATATCATCCATTAAGAAATAAAGCATATTATGAATTCGATTCTGAAGTAGAAGCTACAGACGATTTGGATATTCTTGAATTACAAATTGAAGCGCTAAATATAGCGAAATCAATGGATGTTGACCAAGCTGAAGCTATTATGCGTACAGAACTTGGATCTGAGGTTTCTAAAATGAAATCTAAAGAAATAAAAAGAGACTTGCTATTGTTCGCAAGAAATAATCCAGAATTATTTTTAGATCTTGCAAATGACGAAAATATCAACATAAGAAACGTTGGTATTAAAGCTGTTGAAGAAGGTATTATAAAATTATCAAATGACCAGCGCACATTTACCTGGGCAAGTAACGGTAGAAAACTTATTACCGTGCCGTTTGATGAAAACCCATATTCAGCATTAGCAGCATATTTTAAAACTGACGATGGTATAGAAGTATACCAAACAGTTGAAAAACGATTAAAATAAGTGATATTTAGGTATAGGCCTACAATATCCGTGGGCCTAACCTAAAATATTAAAATATGAGTGTAAATGTAAACACTGTATACCAAAGGGTATTAGCAATTACAAACAAAGAACAGCGGGGCTACATTACACCTCAGGAGTTTAACTATATGGCAAACCAAGCTCAATTAGATATATTTGAGCAATACTTCTATGATTCAAATCAATTTGCCAGAATACCAGGAAATAACACGGAGTATTCAGACATGCTGGATATACTAGAAGAAAAAATAAGCTTGTTTGAAAAAGTAGACCAAACTGTTACAAACGGTGTTACTTTGCCATCTGATCTTTATAGGCTAGGCAGTATATTATATGACGGCGTTGAAGCAGAGCACGTAACTCAAAAAGATTGGTTATACATTAAAAAATCACCGCTATCAAATCCATCCAAAGATTTTCCAATATACGTAAGAGACAGCGAAGCTAACGCAATAAAAGTGTATGCAACAAGTTTGACCTCTGAAGAAACTACTTTAGTTAAATGTAACTACGTTAAAACGCCCGCTAATGTTAATTGGGCATATGATAGTACTACGGGTTTATATGATTCAGGCAATTCAACAAACTTTGAGCTGCACGCATCGGAAGAAACTGAATTAGTAATAAAAATATTAGCGCTTGCTGGTATCGTATTAAAAGACCCAGGATTATATCAAATTGGATCTGCAGAAGAAGTTAAAAGCGTTCAACAAGAAAAAGCATAATAAATGTCACTATTCACAATATCACAAGAACGTTATTATAATAACAGTACAAACTTTACCGGCGATGGCTCTACGCTTGCGTTTACACTTACAACCGCAATGTTTGATCCATTACCTACTGCTTTAGGTGATTTACAAGTATTTGTTAATGGTAAAGAAATAAGCCAAGGTAATTACAGCTACTCCTCACCCACTATAACGTTTTCAGGTAATACAAACAATACAGACGTATTAGAATCTGACGGTGCTCCAAAAAACGGGCTACAAATTATAGTTGTTCAAATCAACGCTGTAGAACAGCTCGGTAGTTATCAGCATATTACTTTAGCTGATATTGTAAATAACTTTATGATTTCTTACGTAGGTGAAGAAAAAATTATACCTAAAGTAAAACGTAGTAATGTTATTTTCTTTGCTCAAAGAGCACTGCAAGAATTAAATTACGATACTTTAAGAGGTGAAAAAGCTCAAGAAATTGAAGTGCCCGATAGCTTGCAAATGAAGTTACCGCACGATTATGTTAATTATGTGAAGCTTGCATGGATAGATGCAGCTGGTATAGAGCATAGGATATACCCTGTACGCGTTACAGGCAATCCTACGGCGCTTTTACAAGATAATAACTATAACTACCTATTTGACAATAACGGCAAGCTATTGACCGCTAATGAGTCTGAAACAAATAAAAGATTTAGGGATCTAAACGTACCTGCGGATTCAAGTGATGACTATTACATTAAAGACAATGATGGTTTTCAAGAATTAAAAGGCGCGCGCTACGGCGCTGACCCTGAATTTATGAATGCTAATGGTTCATTTTTTATAGACGAGCTAAAAGGTAAGATATTCTTCTCAGGTCACTTAACAGGTAAAATTGTTACATTAAAATATATAAGTGATGGCGTTGCAACTGCAGAAGAAAAAGTAGTACACAAGTTTGCAGAAGAAGCAATGTATAAGTGTATAGCACACGCTATTTTAGCGACCCGTGCGAACACTCCAGAGTATTTAGTCTAAAATATGCCAGAATTAAAAAACCTATTCATCAAGGGCAAAATGAACAAAGACCTTGATGAAAGATTAGTTCCTCAAGGTGAATACAGAGATGCTTTGAATGTTAGCGTATCTTACTCAGAAGGCTCTGATGTAGGTGCGCTGCAAAATATTTTAGGTAATACAGAAAGAGTCGGCGGGTTAACTTTTCCATCTGGCGCAACTTGTATAGGCACAGTGCGTGATACTGAAAACGATAAAATATATTGGTTTGGTACATCGGCTACTGCAGATTATATTGCCGAACTAGACCCATCTGATAATAGCGTTGACATTATTTTATGCGATACAGGTTCTATTCTTAATTTTAGTACTTCAAATCTTATCACAGGTGTTGCAATACTTGACGGTGTTTTGTATTTCACAGATGATTTAAACGAGCCAAGACAAGTTGATATAGAATACTGGCGGGGTGTAACAGCAACAGATTTTACTACAAGCACAAACCTTTCAGACGATAGAATATCATTATATAAGAAAGGACCTTTAAACGCTCCTACATTTCATACATTGTCCGCGTCTACTAGAGGTGGCGTGGGTACTTTAGGTAATCTAACTGAAATTGAAACTACTTCAATACCTAATCTTAGCACTACAGCTGTTGATGCGTCAATAAGCATAACTTTTAGTGTTACGCCAAATTATTTGGTAAATGATATAATTATATTAAAAAGAAACATTACTGTTGGGCAATCTACAGAATCTAGCTCTGCAAGAGTTAAAATAACTAATGCTGCTAGTGCCCCTACATATACAGTAACTTTGTTGGCTAAAACAGACAACGTAGAAAATGACATCAACGTAGCGTACATCCCTCTTCTTGAAGAAGACGAACCTTTATTTGAATTAAAGTTCCCAAGATTTTCTTACAGGTATAAATATACAAACGGGCAATACTCTGTTTTTGCACCGTTTACTGTATGGAAAACAATCTGCGCTCATTAAAATTACAAGGGTGGGTCACAAGCCCTAGCTCTTCAAATTATGAGGCGGATATTGAAGAAATAGACATACTATATAAAGACTCGGTAAGCTCTAATGTCTACATTGTAGAATCTATTAAAAAATCTGGAGGTTCCTTTGCTTCGCCGTTTGAAATAAAAGACGAACAAATATTTAAAGCCACTCAATCTAATCAATTGCTTAGACCTTTTGATAGTATACCTAGAAAAGCTAAAGCGTTAGAGGTAACGGGCAATAGACTTATATTCGGAAATTATTTGCAAAACTTTGATTATACAGACACGCCAAGCTTTACAATAGATACTGTTCCCAGAACAGATAGCATAGAACTTGCGCAAAAATTAGGTATAAAAACACGCAGAACTTATCAGTTTGGTATTGGATTTCAAGACGAATATGGAAGACAAACACCTGTATTTACAGATACATCGGGCGTTAAAAAATTAACACAAGAAAACGCTGAATTTAACCTACAGTTTAAAGTTGCTACTTCAACCACCCCACCAAGTGAAGCAACACACTATAAGTATTATATAAAAGAAACATCTAATGAATATTACAATTTAGTTATTAGTAATATTTACGATGATGAAAAAGGCTTTTTATACTTATCAGTTCCTTCTGCTGAAACTAATAAAGTCAGCACTGATGATTTTATTATATTGAAAAAAGAAGCTGGAGATGTTTCTTATAAAGGTGTAGAAAAAAAGTTTAAGGTTATTGATAAACTTGATAACCCGCCAGATTTTTTAGCTAACGTTAAAAAAGCCAGTTATTCAGCGAGCGTTTTTACTTTTGAAAGAGAATTTTATGATGATGAGCCCGTGTACTTTAAACAACCGGGTAAAACACCAGTTAAAGGGTATAATACCATATTAATCCAAGACGCAGGCGCGCCTGGCGAAACTAACGTAGATATTGGTATTACAGATAATTTCAAAGCTGAAATGACAGTAGGCGCTGAAATTAGATTTAGAAGAGCAGGCACTGGCCAAAAATCAAATATATATACAATTAAAAGTATACAATACGGAGGCGGATCGGGCAATAATAACGGCGGTGAATTTACTTTTGAAGAAGAATTTGGCGATGATGTTGAAGTTTTATACGGCTCTAATTTATTTAACGATGCCATTACCCGTAATGAAATATTTATGGAAAAAGTTGAAACTACTGACGATTCCGGAAATCCCGAATATGAAGGTAAGTTTTTTGTTAAATTAAATAATACCGTAGAGTTAAAAGAAGCTTTAATTACGGCATTTGATGAAACTTTACTGAACACCGTTGCTGCTAAAAATATAGGCTATGTAGCAAGAACAACATCTGATGACGATAGACAATACGTATTGTATAAGTCGAGTTATAGCTATGTTAATGGAGCTTTACCTGGTGGCACATTAAACAGTGTGTCTTATCAAGCAGGATTTCATATTATATTACAAACAGAACGCGATTGGGATAGAGCGGAATCTTTTTATGATTCAGACCCATTAACGCAAGGGTTTGTTGAAGGTAACTATGTTAGAATATCTGGGGGTGATCAACATATTGAAACAGGGGCTGAATTAACAGGCGAAAATGCACTATACGAAACATTCGCAACTACATCTGGTAATACTTCTAATAGTAAAAACGTTACAGTAA